TAAAGCGTTAGAAGAAGTACAAAAAGTTAATGAGTCAATTATTAGGCAACAGCAACAGCAGTTGGGACTTGCTGATGCCCTTACGCAAGGTGATATTGCTGCTGCTGCTAGGGCTGCTCAAGAAATGAGAGCATCCAATGCAGCAGACTTTGCAACAAGCCAAACCGATGCTTTGGGGCAGGCCAGAGATAATGCAATTAATGCATTAACCAATCCTCAAGGAATGACAAAAGATCAAATACAAGAAAGACAATGGCAGATATCACAGCAAATTTATGCAATGGAAAATGATCCTGCAAGACTTGCACTTGAAAAAAGTATACAGCAAGCCAAGGATGCTATCTATAATATAGAGGAAGCAAGAGAGCAAAAACTTCTTGCAATTAGAGATTACGAAGAAAGAATTTATAAGATTGAACAAGATAAAATTTTACCACTACAAAAACAAGCAGATTTAGAAACAATTAAAAATCTTGCTTTAGACTATCAATTAATTAAACTTGGAAATATTATTGATGCTAATGATAGAAATAGAATTGTGTCTGAAATGACAAGAGAGCAATGGGAAGAGACATTAGCAAAGATGACTCTAATGGATGAAAAGTTAAAGAAAGAACTTGCAGATGGACTTGCAGCCTTTAATTCTTCAAGCGCAACAACACTAGCAACCTGGGAAGCAATTAGAGCACAATATGATGCGATTAAAGATAAGAAAGTTACGATTACAACAATTAACGTTATAAAGACAATAACAGATTCATCTGGAGACACAGGAGACACAGGAGACACAGGAGATACCAATCCTTACGGTGGTCAAGATAGAGATTATGATGCATCCAATGGTAACAAAGATGGCTCTAGTGGAAGCAAAAAAGATAGTTCTACATCAACTAAAACAGATACTTCGTCAAAAACTTATAATGATACTGTTGTTCAATCTATTAAAGATAGAATAAATGCAGGTGCAAATACAGTACCAACACAATCATTACCAGACGGACTACAAAAATCACTTAAACTAAATGCAGGAGCCAATACTGTGCCTACCCAGTCACTTCCAGACGGGCTTCAGGCACAAATGAAAAAAGATGCTATTAATAAAGGCGCTAATACTGTGCCAAAGTCAAGTATGCCTTTTGACGGTAAACCACTTGTTATACCTAAGCCTAAGTCAACAGGATCTAATACTGTTCCCACATCTAGCATGCCATTTGGAGGCCAGTCAATAATTCCTAAGAAAAAGTCAATGGGTGGTCTAATCAAGAGATATGCTTTAGGTGGCTCTGTTATTGGAACAGATATTATTCCAGCCATGCTAACTCCTGGAGAGTTTGTTATGAGCAGATATGCTGTAAAAAAATTGGGTGTAGAAAATATGAAGGCTGTAAATGATGGACAGTCAATGGGTGACTCAGTGTATAATTATAGTATTAATGTAAATGTTAAGTCAGATGCAAATCCAGATGACATTGCAAAGGCTGTTATGACTCATATTCAAAGAGTTAACTCACAACAAATTAGGGGTGTTAAAATATCATGACAACATCAACATACATGACAGGTCGTAAAAAATATCAAAGACCACAGGCGATGTTGTGGTCAGAAAATTCTGGAAAAATTGAAAATGGTATTTATATTCCAAATGGTCTTGAGATTAATGCTAATCCAGGTTCAGAAACAAATCCAGATAATATAGATCAATTTTTAATATTATCTGATAACAATAGATCAACAATAGATTTTGGATATGAAAGAATTGAAAAAAGAGAAAGAATGATTAATGGTCGCATGAGGTCATATCATATTGCTGATAAGTTAACTATTTCTTTTTCATATACAGATTTACCATCAAGATCATTTGCTTTGCCTGCAGACTTTGATTCAACTGGAAAATCTCAAATGAATGGTGCATATGGAAAACCAAACTTACCAGATGCCCAGTATACAACCGACGGCGGTGCTGGAGGAGTTGATATTTTGGACTGGTATGAAAAGCATCAGGGTTCATTTTGGTGTTATTTGGCCTATGATAAATATTATAATTTTGGAAAAGATGAATCCGCATACGGGTATTTACCACAGTATAATCAATTAGTTGAAGTATTTTTTGCAGATTTTTCATATAATGTAAAAAAACGTGGTAGTAATTTTGATTTTTGGGATATTTCAATTAAGTTGGAAGAGGCATAATGTTTGAGGATGTTGATCTTAAAAAACATTTAGAGAGTTCTTCTGTAGTTAGAACAAAGACTGCAATTGTGGCAGAGTGGAATTTAAACTCTCCTAATAATATTTTTAAAATTGGAAACTATCGATATAGGCCGACACAAACTGATTCTAATTATAAATTAATTCCAAATACATTTGATGCATATGAGGATAAAAACACATCAATACCATTTTATTTTAATGCCACAGACTCTGATGTTATTGTAGATGGTGGTTATGACGATGATGGTTTGCCAATAAGTTTAAAACAAAATAAAGAAAAGTTAACAATGCTTTATTCTTTAGAAGATTGTTTTAAAATGTTTAGGCCAAGATCAGGAATCAATAAAGCAAGATTTTTGCCAGGTAGTTATTTACATCATCCAAATATAAATATGGCTAACAGACCAAGATATTATATGCCAGATAAAAAAGATCCCTTTAAATATTGGACATCTTTTAGAACAGAAAATGGCTTAGAGTATGGAATCTCTATTGCAAAAAATGGAGAAAATGCAATAGAAGATACTGCACCATTTATTGTTTATAAAGAAGATGTTGCTGCAAATAGAATTATTGTTAAGATGCAAACCCACGTTGGAGAAATAGATTTAGGAACATTTTCTTCAGCATCACAGGCAATATCTGATCCATTTTATGGAGACACAAATAAAGCAACACCTGTGAAATGGAAAGTTCAAGCATTAAAAAATAATACGTGGTCAGATATTATTTCATTTAATCAATCATCTAAAAGATTAGACGGCACACCAATAATTGGCTCTGATGGTTATGTAGAACTATCATATGGATTAAAAGTGCCAAAACAATATAAAGATATTTTTATTTTTGCAGAACAGTATTCATCTACTACTTTATTACCAGAACAATCTGTTAATGGTTATTCATATTTAATTATTGAAAATTCAAATGATATAGGTACATTTTATATTTGGCTTGATGAGTTTAACGAATACAGAACATTCATTCCAGATTATGGATGGCACTTAGAAGAATCTGAAGTAGATAGACTTACTAATTTTGTAACAGATATGACAAATCCTTCAAAATATCTAACATCTGGAACATCTTATAAGTTTAGAGAATTTGAAAAAATAAGAGGAATAAGACTTGTTGTAGAAACAATGAATAAGGCAAACTGTACATTTGACCTAATAGAAATTTCGCCAAGACTTTGTGCTAACATTTCAGATAAAGTAAAATCTTTTTCGTTAAGAAAAAATGCTTCAGATTTAGGTGTGAGCGGAATGCCTGTCGGACAACTACTTGCCTCAAATGGATCTATTGAAATTTTTGATTATGATGATGCCTTTAATTCCAATAATGAAAATAGTATTATTAAAAATTTAATTAATAGACATATACAGTTTAAGTTTTATGATATTGTTTTTAATGTCGATGGTTGGGATTATTTTGTTCCTTTAAAAACCTTATATTCAGACGGATTTGCACAAATTAATAATACAGATCAAACAGTACAATTAGAGTTAAGAGATTTATTCTTTTATCTTGAAAGTATGACAGCACCACAAACACTTATGACAAATGTTTCTTTAAGTTCTGCTGTTGCTATGTTACTTGATTCAATAGGTTTTTCAAACTATGTTATAAAAAGAGTAGATGGAGAAACAGAATTAATTATTCCATATTTTTATGTTGAGCCAGATGTGAGTGTGGCAGAAGTTCTACAAAATCTTGCTATATCTACGCAAACAGCAATGTTCTTTGATGAATATAATGATTTTGTTATGATGAGTAAAGACTATATGATGCCAACATTAGATCAAAGAGAAACATCAATCATTTTATCTGGTAACGAAAAAGAATCTGATTCCGATGTTTTACCAAATATCATAGAACTTTCATCGCAAGAAAATCAAGTCTACAATGACGGCAAAATAAATTATTCACAAAAATATATACAAAGATCTGTAGGAACAATTAAACAAGCAAGTTTAATTGATATGGATAGGTCTTGGATATATAAACCAGTATTGCTGTGGGAAGTTGCTGGAACAGAAAATACAAAATCTATTAATGGTGAAACAGCATCACAATCTAGTTATATGCTTTCTGCAATTCCATTAAATTCAAATTTATCAGATAGTTTACCTACAGTTGTCAATAGACAGATAATAAATAATGTTATGGATCTTGGAGAAGGAGTTTACTGGATTGCTAGATATAATGGATACTTTTATTCAAATGGAGAAATTATTAAGTATGATGCTGTTCAATTTAATGTTAGCGGAGAGGGTAATGTTTGGATTAGCAGTAATCAAGAGTATCAGTATTACTTTTCTAAATTACCTTTTAATGGAAAGATATATCCAACTGGACTAGTTAGAATTTATTCAGAACCAGATTATGAACAAGTTAGTGGATTTTTAAAATTAAAAAATGGTGCTGTATTAAAGCATGGTCGTGGACAATTTGGAACATCTATAACAACACATAATTCTGGACTTTCTGATTATTGGACAGACAATACAAACGTACGTGGCTGTATGATGCAGTCAAAATACTTATTTCAAAATGATTTAACATTGCCTACAACTGTAGAAGGAACTGCTGGCCGAAATGATGCATTGGCACAAAAAAGTACAAGGACTGGAGTAATTAAAAACTTCATGTCATCAACTTATAATTCAGAGTCCGATATAAATACATTTAAACAAACTAAGCCTGGAACGATACAATCATCAGCGTTAGTTATGCAAGGACCTTCCTTTTCAGCCACAGATAAACCAAAAGATTTTATTTCGTATACTTATAAACCATTACAAAATAGTTTTAAGCATTTTGGTACAAGAATGAGAATTATTGGAAAAATTGAAAATGGTGCAAATAGAATTCAAACTGCAAATGGAAGCACAAACTATTTTACTATTCCAGGACTTACGCCAGATAAAGATATTACAATTTCTGGCGGTGGAGGTGGATTAGCCGTTATGATTAATCCAGAAACAAATAATGGATATTATTTAGAACTAGGTGCTTTAGGTAGCGCAAGTATAACTTCTTTGGAAAAGCAAAATGTACACAATGTATTATTTTATAAAATAAAAAAGGACTCTGCTTCATCTGATGCAATTCCTGTAAAAATTTGGGAAGGTTTAGGAAATATTATTGTTGACGACGGTAAGTTTACTAGTCAATACAGAATGGTAGCAGAGCAAAATCCTACAGTTTATGATATAGGAATTGAATATGAGAATATAGGAAGTTCAAGAAAATTTTATATTTATATGAATGGTTCCCTTTTAACTACTGTTATAGACCAAGATCCGCTTCCAGTTTATAATAATATGGCTCTTTTTGTGCGTGGTTCATCAAGAGTAATGTTTGAAAATATATATGCCCTTGCAAATAACTATAGTCAAAATACACAGTTTGCATTAAACACTCCAGTTAATTCTATTTTTGATAATGAGATCGATGCAACAGAGTCTTTCAGAAAATATGCAATGAGTGGTGTCGTTCAAGGAACATACCTATCTGGTATTAGCAGTTCAGAAGCACCTAAGTATAGTATTTATTTTGAAGAGTTTGGGACAATTATGAGAGAGGCAGCAACATTTAATATTAGATATGATAAGGCCTATCCAGCACTATATGCAAAATTATCACCAACCTTTAATAGAATAAAAGGTTATACCATTTCAGGCTTTAGGGCAGGATCTTATGGTGCAGAGTTTATGATATTTAATGCAACAGATACTGCTTTAAGTTTAGACGAAACAACTGGTAATTATTTAAGAATTCAGGGTGTAACATTTACACAACAATCAAATAACGAACTTTCTGTTGATGACTATTTTTCAAAAAATAGTTCTTTGTCAGATCCAGTAATTGAAGGATCAACAGTGGTAGTTAATCCACTTAAAGTTGCCAAAGATTATGAAGATATTAAGTTAAGCAGAATGACATATGGACGAAAAGATTTTTCTATAACGACATCATATGTTCAAACACAAGATGATGCTAACAACTTAATGAAATGGATACTAAGTAAAATTACAAAACCAAGAAAATCTTTAGGTGTTAGAATTTTTAGCAATCCAACAATTCAACTCGGGGATATTGTTTCTGTTAAATATAAAAAAGATGATGTTGAAAAAATAGAAAATGCTAGATATGTGGTATACTCAATTGAATACTCTAAAGATATCAGTGGGCCAAGCATGAGTTTATATTTAAGTGAGGTAGCATAATGGTTGAAGCAACTCCAAATATCCCTACTGCATCGACAACACAGCCAGTAACTCCTGCAGTTAAGGTCGCTACACCAGATTTAATATTAAAGCCAGATGAATCTACACCTATAGAAATAATGACAGACCTGATATTTGAAGATATCGGAGGAATTGAATTAATTAATATATCTAGAAATGATTTAATTAATGGTCAGAATGTTATTTATAAACCAATTAAAAACTTAAGTTCAATATTTTTTCAATATAATCCACAAAATGTTTTGTCTTTACAAAAAACATCAGAATCATATTTTAAAAACTTTCCCATAAAATTAGGAGACAGGGTTCCAGATTGCGGAACAGGATATACTAGAACATATAACAACCCCTTAGATTTAGAAGACTATACCGATACTGGAAATTGTAAAATTGTTTATTGTGATCCAGTCGATGGAAGCCTTGTAATTAATGTTATTAATATGAGCAAAGAAGAGCAGGTAGAGGTACAAATTCTTCAACAGGGCGTTGTTCTTAGTGATACAATATACCAGGTGATATTATGATAACAAATAACGGTAAAAATATAATAGCAAAATATCTTGTAGGCCAATCCCCAGCGTATGCCTCATATATTGCAGTTGGCTGCGGATCAAAACCATTAGATACAGACGGCACATTTGGAAACTATTCTGCAAAGGAAGCATTAGATTTTGAGATGTTCCGTGTTCCTATAACCTCCAGGGGATTTATTAAAGACGAGGATGGCACAGCAAAGATTGTATTAACTGCAGAACTTCCAACAGAAGAAAGATATGAGATTTCTGAAATTGGAGTTTATTCTGCAGGAGCAAATCCAACTGCTGGAGCATATGATAGTAAAACATTATTTGCTTTTTCTGAAGAGGAAGGTTGGAAGTATAATAATATTTCTGCATTAACTTCAAAATATGAACCATTAGATTCAACTGGCGAGGCTGGAAATATTCATATTAAAATTCCTACAGGTCAGCCAAATGCGGGAGAAGATTTAATGGCATTTCAAACTAATGCTAATAATAGAATATTCACTAACCCTTCTAGAGAAACAAGATATGAAAGATGTAGATTTTTAAATAATATAATAATTACAAATGGATATATGTCTGATTTAACAACTCAGGTTGTAAGTGGACAAACAAAATTAACAGCAGGTCCTGACAGCAACTATATCTCATTATCTGGGACAAGTCTTTCTTTAAATAAAAATGCACCAACAGATCAACTAAAACTTGCATTTTCTGTTATTAATAAAAACAAAAATACTGTTTCTCCAGTAAATCCAGAAACAGTTTATATTCTTATAGAATTTTCTAATAGCGATATTTTTGGAGAAGGACAGTGGGCAAGGTTTGAAACAATTCTTGATAACAGTAATTATGATTTTTCCTTAAACCGTTATTTTGTATCTACAAAAACATTACAAGAACTTACAAAAAGTTCAGACGGCTTTGATTGGTCTGCCGTTACTAACTTTAAAATTTATACTACCGTAATTGCAAATGGCTCAAAATCTGGAGACTTTTATGTATGTCTTGATGCACTAAGATTGGAAAATGTAACATCTGTAAATCCATTGTATGGTCTTGTTGGTTATACTGTAATTAAAAATACAGATGCAAAGACAATTATTAAAAATGCAAATACTACAAGTTATATAGAATTTAGATTTGCAGTAGGCGTTAATAATGTCTAATACTCCAGATTCAGGAATTAAAAAAGTTATAATTCCAAGATCATCATTACCACCAGTTGGAAAAGATGGAAAGTATTTAGTTAGATATAGAATAGTTTCAACAGATAGAAACAGATATTCTCACTGGTCCCCAATATATAATATATCAGGAAAGACTGTAGAAACAGTTACAGGTTCTGTTCAAAAAGTAGGAAACATTATAATGGTTGCTTGGAATATGGTTTCCGATATACCTTCCTATGATATTTTTATTAAATATGATAGTGAAACTAATTACACATATCACGGATCAACATCTTCCAATAATTACTCCATTATCAGTCAGGGAACAACTACTGCTAATGTTGCTGTACAAATAGGCGGAATTATTAAAGAACAGAACAATGCTAATACTATTTATACTGGAACTATAAGTTTGGTATAATTATCCAGGAGGAATTATGGCAAAAGTACCACTACCAGAACGAGGACAACCACTAGACGTAAACTATTTGTTTACCTTAGCAAATGCTATTAATGAGGTGGCTCAATCAATTTCGCCATCCTCTTCTAAATATGTAACCATAGATGTTGCAGGCACAGACAGACAATCTGTCAAAGCATCAGAAGCAAGAATAATTGGCACATATAAGGTAGTAGTTACCGACTCTTCAAGAAATGTTGGAGACGAAGAACCATTTGAATATGCTTATCCAGCAGAATTTAAATTTAAACCAATTGCAGTTGCTACTGCAGAAAATATTGGATTGACTAATGCTGGAGAAAATGTTTCAGTAATTTTAAAGAGTGTTGGAACTTCAAAGGTAGAAGGGTTGGTAAGATTTAATGAAACTGGCAAACTGTCAGTTGCCGTTAATATTTTGGTCGTCGGCATACCGCTTTAATGATAAATTGTATAAAGTGTTCAAGAAAAATGATGATAGACAGAGTTTACAATTCTGTATCTCATTTAGAAATATACTGCCTTTGTTGTGGATCAAGAAAGTTTTTCCATCCACCGTCTGATTCGGAGGAAGGTAAATGGCTACTAAAAAAGGAAATAGAACGAGCGAAGAATACAATCTCGCCTCTGTAATACCTGGAAATAAAAAAGTTTGGTTTTTAAATAAAGATCTTGTTAGAATTGTGCATTATAACAGATCAAATGGCATTATGTCAATTTATAACATTA